CGCAATCTTCGCCCGGTACCGAATCATCTCAGTCGGCCAGACGTGGGGACCGGACAACGATGATGTCGTGTTCATCACCGCTGTCGATTACAAACGCCTAATGAACGCAAGGCACGTACAAGCTGCCCTGACGTTTGCCTCCACGGGCCAAGCGGACATCATCGCTGCGATCATCGCTCACACTCAAAGCCAGTCTGGTGGCGACTGGGGCATCACTAACGGGACGCTCGACAATGACGGCCGGTTCCGTGACCGGTCTTACGTTCTCGGCGAGAATATTGGGACGATCCTCGCCAATCTGTCAGGTGTGATAAACGGGCCGTATTGGTCGGTTGATGGCAGCCTGGTTCTCAACGTCAGCTCTGGCGACATTACGGCGTTCCCGATCCAGGGCACGCCGATCATGCTGGGCGGCACAGCTCGGGCTTTGTCGCGCAGTGGCAGCACGGGCGAGTTCGCTAACTCGGTGTTTGTTGACGGCGACTCTGCTTCGACAGTTCCAGCGGTCGCCGATGCGCCTGGCATTGCGACTGACCCTCGGGGCAGATGGGAACGTGCTGTCGGTTTCCCGAGCGTCACGGAGCAGGCCACGCTGACGCAATACGCTGCGGGTCTGGTCGAGGAGTTCAACTCTCCGCTGTCCACGTGGTCGTGCGATATCGACGCAGCGAGATATGTGTCCGATGCTGCGTTCTCGCCTGGCGACCGGGTGACGATTGTGGTGCCTGCGACGGCGGCCGCACCGATCGGCAACCCAGGCTTCAGCGTGACCGGGCAAGTGATGAACGTAAATCTTTCGTTCACTGCTGACGGTGCCCTGACGGTTTCGATGGAAGTCATCGAAACGTCAGCGATCTGAGTCTGGGATCTAGGCTGAACTCATGACCGTCCCAAGAGGTACACCGCCTGGCGTCGAACAGTCTGCTGCTTTGCAAGAGGATCAGCTTCGCCGCATCGCTGCCCTGGAACGTGCCTCAACGTCTGGGAGCGGCGGCGGGGGCGGCGGAAGTGGCGGCTACGTCGGCCAAATCACAGCGTGGGCTGGCGGTGGCACTGGGGCGACGCTCCCTACTAACAATCTGGTTTGCGATGGGGTTGCTGTCTCTCGCTCTACCTACTCGGCGCTGTTCGCTGTCATCGGAACGAAGTACGGGACGGGCAACGGAAGCACGACGTTCAATCTGCCGACCGGCACGACCGGCGAGTTTCTCACTGGCATCCCGGCAGCTCAAAACACTAGAGCGGTCGTTGCGAATACGAGCAACGAATCTGCTAGCCACACGCACACGGGAACCAGCGGTAACCAGTCGGCTAATCACGCTCACAACTCGAACGCCGGGAATCAGTCTGCTAACCACTCGCACAACGCTGGCAACCAATCGGCCAATCACTCGCACGCCGTCAACATGGGCAACCCGAGTTCCAATCACTCGCACTCGTTCTCTGCGAACACTGGCAACGTCAGCGCCAACCATCAGCACTCGTATTACTCGGGTGGCAGTGGAGCCAAGAACACAGGCAATATCACCGCCAACCACTACCACGGTGTCAACGGCAATACGGGCAACGTCAGTGCCTGGCACACGCACGCAACCAACGTCGGCAACAACAGCGCCAACCACAGCCACTCGATCAACAACCAAACGGCAAGCCACAGCCACACGATCACCGTCGCCAACAGCACGACGAACCACACTCACACGCTGACGACGGGCAACGAATCTGTCGTCCACGACCATTCAGTCGGGAGCCTCAATGTCACTTTCCTCATCCAGTACGCCGCCTGATCCGAGCGAAGAAGAAGTACCAGACTGGTCAACCGTCGTAGCGCCACCGATGCTCCGGCTGATTGACGAGCCGACGCAGCGAGGCGGGGTCGGGGACTACGCTCGCTTCGCTGAATACCGTGACGCCCGAGGCATCTTCATTGCGGTCAGCGCCCGGCCAATCTCCGCTGGCGCAACCGACAGATGTGACGCCGACCGGTACGGTCCGTTCGGATATCACAAGTGGGACGAGGACGCTCAAATCTGTATCTGCGGAAGCACCGACATGCCAGATCCGAACATGGGCAACCACCTCATCACGATGGAGAACATCGAATGGGTTGACGTGATCTTTGATGCTGCTCCGATCGGGTATCTGCTTTACCTGGAGCACAAGACCGCTGAGCTTGACGAACAGATCAGGCTGGTCACGCCGACGGCGACCCGCACGTTGCAAGAGCTGTTCCGCATCATGATCGAATGGGACTTCGCTTACAAAGAGCTTGGCAACACCGAATTGGTGTCTAAGACGTGCAGTGGTATTCTCGACTCGATGGGGATGCCGGACGAGTTCCGGTCGTGGCTCCTCAGCGACGTTGACGACCAGTTCGTCGCCCGATATCTGAAGGGCAATGTTCGGGCTAGAGATCGGGGGAAGAATGTTCCTCCGCTGCCTGATCTGTTCGATGATTGGACGACTCGATTGCTAGTTGAGAAGACCCGACAATTAGGAGTGCATCGTGCTTGAATCCGAAGTGTATGAATCAGTGCCAGGAATGTCAGACAAGCCTGGCGTTGAGTATTCGTGGGTCGGCCCGCAGGAGAACGGCATCCTGGTCGTGCGTGGCTGCTTCGATGAGGGCGTGATCGAACAGGTCCACCTGCTCGCTTTGGACGCTCTGCCAGAGATCGGGTGGAAAGGCGAAACGATCTCAGGCCAGATGCCGAACATGAAGAACTGCATCGACGGCAGCTTGGCATACGACAACAAATCTTGGTCAGGCGACTGGGCACCTGACAAACTTTTGGAGCTTGGCTACGACTTGAAGGAGCTTGAAAACCAGGTGTTCCTGGGCCTCAAGGAAGCGCTGATCGTCTACCGGGGACTGGTGACGCAGCTCGATGACGTGCCGCTATGCGACTCGGGATATCAGCTCCAGATGTACAAGAAGAACGACGGCTTTTACAAGGAGCACGTTGACTCGCTGCCTGGGAAGCAGACGGAGCGGGTGCTTGGCTGCGTCATCTATCTGAACGACGTGGCAGAAGGCGGGCAGACATTCTTCCGACGGCAAGACACTTACGTCAAGCCAGCGGTCGGCAAAGTCTTGTTGTTCCCTGGCCTGTGGACGCACCCGCATGAGTCGATGATTGCCGAGACGGACGACAAGCTCATCATCTCGACGTTCATTGAGGTTGAGGCTCAGAAGCCTCACGAACCACATGACCACTAACATGCGAATGCCAGACAACAGCGATGGGGCTTTGGAACCAGATCAACAGCCGACGCTCTCCCTGGCCGTTGCCGGGACGATGGAAATCCCAGGCAGCGAGGACGGGATACGCCCGCCTCTGCTCATGCTGTTCATGGCTAACGGCGAGATCCGCTGGGTCAAGCCTCCCAGCGACGATCGCCAAGAGAGTTCTGAGTAGTCGCTACGCTGGTCCCGTACGCCTAGTACCCTCGTATCATGCTCTACAGTGGCGTGCCAACAATCGACACCCGCAACGAACAGGTAGATTTCTGGCTACCTGTAAGCGTCCCCTGGGCGACCAGCATCTGCGCCAAAGGCACTGATGGGTTACCGTTTGACTTGACTGGCGCAACTATTCAAGCGGGTCTACTCGATTCAGCAGGTGTAGAGATTCTGTCGTTCTCTATGTCCGTCGATCTTCCGACGGCCTGTATCGGTGTGTCGGTAACAGGAGATCAGACTGAGACACTCGGACTTGGCTGGTATTACTGGTATCTGAGAGTCCAACTGCCTGCGGACACAGAGTTCACGTATTGGGTTGGCGGAAAGTGGAGGGTGTTTCGGGTCTACACGTATGCCCCACGTCGTCCGAACGTTGATGTAGTGGATGTCGTTGTCGGGTCAGAAATTACTGCCAAGGTGAACGTGTGTGTCGCTGGTGCTAGCGGCGGCGGTGACCTATTGGCTGCCAATAACCTTTCTGACGTTGACAACGCCGCTGCGTCGTTGGCGAACATAGGTGGTGCTACTGCTGCTCAGGGCGCACTGGCTGATACAGCGTTGCAGACAGTTGATGTTCCTGCTGATATCACTGCGACTGGAACACCTGGCACTACGACGTTCCTTCGGGGCGATGGTGCGTGGGCAGCTCCTGCTGGAACATCGGGCGACCTCCTTGCTGCAAACAACTTGTCTGATGTCGATGACGCTGCAACTTCTCTAGCAAACTTGGGTGGTGCTACTGCTGCTCAAGGGGCGCTCGCTGATTCTGCGTTGCAGACAGTTGCTGTCCCTGGCGACATTACAGCGACGGGAACGCCGAACGCTACGACGTTCTTGCGTGGTGACGGTGCGTGGGCCGATACCGGGTCGCTGCCTGACGGTACGGCTCTCGCACCTTCGCTCACTTTTACGTCCGATCCCGACACCGGCATGTACTTGGCTGGTACAAACGAGATCGGGTTTACCGCTGGTGGCGTAGAGCTGTTGAGCGTAGGTTCGGCCGACGTGGACGTTGTGACGGGACACTTGAACGTGTTTTCCAACACTGGCTCTGACACCATTTCGCTGGGCGAGTTTTCGGGCGGTTCCAACCTTGCCGCAATAGAAACATCGTCTTTCTATGCGCTGCTGGGAACGGGCAACCCTAACGATGCTGCGTTCATTCGTACTAAAGGCACTGGACCGCTAATCCTCGGTGCGAGTCAAGGCTCTGATCTGACAATCGCCACAGGTGGAGCAATTACTCTCTCAAGCGACCTCACCGTTGGCGGCGACGTTATTGCGTCGGACGGTTCTGCCGGTGCGCCGAGCCTGACGTTCGCATCGGACGGCGACACTGGCCTGTATCGGGTTGGGGCAAACCAGATCGGATTCTCCGCTGGCGGAGTGGAGCTATTGAGCGTTGGCACTGACGACGTTGATGTGATAACGGGACACCTCAACATGATCTCGAACACTGGCGCACAAACGATGTCGCTCGGCGAATGGTCGGCCGGTTTCGACTACGCAGCCGTCGAGACGCCAAGCATGGTTGTGCTGATGGGCAACGCCTCCGACGTGAACAGCCAAGGGTTCATCCGCACAAAAGGCACTGGTTCGCTTGGTTTGGGAACCAACAACAGCACCGACCTGACCATCACGAATGGCGGTCAGGTTGCGTTGACTGCGGGGTACGGCTTCACGACTGCCAGTTCAGCCAACCTCTTTCTCGATGCCAACACTAAAATCTACCGCTCCACGTCAGCAGCCAAATACAAGACCGACGTGGAAACGATGGCTGATGAGTACGCCGACGCAATTCTCGATCTGCGGCCTGTCTGGTACAAGTCGCTTGGGCAGCATGATCCTAGTGACTGGGGATATTGGGGGCTGATCGCTGAAGAAGTCGCAGCCGTTGACCCTCGCCTGGTGCATTACGGTGTGGCTGAAAGCTATGAGCCTGCCACGGGTGCAGGAGGAGAGCTGCTTGATCCTACGGTGGCGGACCTGACTGAACCTGAGGGCGTGCAGTATGAACGGTTTGTGCCGCACCTAATCAACTTGGTGTCACGTCAACGTGCCGATATTGAAGCGCTTGAAGCCCGGCTTGCTGCACTGGAGTCATAACGTGCAGCTCAATGCCCGCCGAGCCAGCTCCGCTCTGAGGTAGCCTGCGAACATGACCATTCAAGTTCCCATTTGGTTGCAGGCTGGAACGTACCCGGCACGGCTCGACCGAGGATTCATTGAGCAAGTGCTGCATGGTGCCGAGCGTGTCTTCGAGGGCTGCGTTGTTTCGCAGACCGGCACTGGTGGCGACACTGTCAATGTTGCTGTCGGATCGGTAGCGATCAAGGGCGACGACGAAGTGAACCAGGGCATGTATTTCGTGGAGGTAGTTGCTGCGGAAACGTCGAACTCCCTGGCTGCTCCTGGCTCGGGAGTTCGCACCGACATCGTTGTGCTGCGGGTCAACGATCCGGCGGCTGGCGGTGCTACTGGCGACAATGCGACGATCGAGCTGATCTCTGGGACGACCGTGCCAGACTCTGCGATTCTGCTCGCCACGATTGCCCGCACAGCAGGCCAAGCGATCTTTGACGCTGACATCACCGACTCCCGCCCGCTCGGACCGTACCCGTACGGCGTGGGAACGTCTGGACCGCCTGCTCAGGGCGTCGAAGGCGATCTCTACATTCAAGTGGCCTGACATGCCTTTGTTCCCACCGAACTTGGCATACGGCCGTGTGGCAAGCGTTTGGCGGTCGTGGGCTACGGCCTGGGTTCATCGCTCTGGAAGCTGGGTCACCGCTGAAAGGGTCTGGGCTTACTCTGCTGGTTCGTGGCGGCTCGTATGGTCCGAGACGGCGACACCCGCTCAGAATCCGTTGGCAGTCCTTCAAGCTAACAACACGGTTGTCATTACTTGGGATGCGCCTGCTGGCGGCACGGCCGATCCTGAGGTGGCGAGTTCGTACAACGTGCGGCGTTCCAACAATGCGCTCGTTGGCTCAGTCTCAGCGACAGGCGGTAGCTATTCTGTTACTGACTCAGTACCGCTTGCGGGCACGAATGCGTACACGATCTGGTCGCTGATCTCGGGCGTCCAATATGTGTCGGTGACGACGAACACGGTGACCGTCGCTGGGCCACCGACGGGCGTCGTGGCGACACCAACAAACGTGGGTGTTGATACAAACATCGGTTTGGTTTGGGATGCTTCGCCTGGTGGAGCAACGTACAACGTTTACCAACCGGACGGGTCGCTCATCGGAAACACTGCCGGACTGTCGTTTACAGACACAAATCCGCAGCCAACGACCGACGGATACCTAGTCCAAGCTCTCACTCTGGGCGGTGGAAACATCGGCACGGGAACATCGAACTTGTTGACATTGGCACAAGCTCCAACGTCGCTGACCGCTGGTGCTCCGACCTCGGGCGACAATGTTGCTCTCGCCTGGTCTGTTGCGTCGGTCGGTGACCACGATCAGATCCAAGTGGTTCGGGGTGGTTCGTCGCTGGTCTACCTGGCTGCTGGTTCTACTTCGTACACGGACACGAACGCCCGTGAGGGCACGGTCGAGTCGTATCAGGTTCGGGCTGTCATCTCTGACAATCCTGGCCCGTATTCCAACACGGCTACTTCTTCGATTCCGGCGAGCGTGCCGCCCTCGGTCACTGCCGTGGCTACTTCGACAAAGGGTCAACTGAGACTGACCTGGGGCACGCCTGCTGGTTCGTTCACTGGATACGAGATTCAGTACCTGTCTGACCCTGGTGGCGTTTGGACGGCTTGGCTCACCCTGTATGGGGGCAACGGGCCGGTGATCCGAACTTGGTCCGCTGGTTCTGGCAGCCGGTCGCTGCGGATTCGTACACTGGCGACTACAGGAAACTCGGCATATGTAACCGTCTCTGCTACACCTACTTGGCTGTACCCGCCGAACGTTCCGGCGAGCGTCAGCATCGCTCCTACTGCAACGCTAGGGCAACTCACATTGTCGTGGGCTACGCCGTCTGGTGCGGACCCGTACGATTTGCCAAGCAACTATGTCGTCGGGGTGTCTGAGAACGGAACAAGCTGGGTTGACGGTGTAGTTTCGTCGGCCACGTTGGCCGAAACTACTACATTCGCTGGCACTGGCGGCGTCAGATATATGCGGGTCGCTTCACGCAACAGTGCGGGCGACTCGGCGTTCGTCACGAAGTCAGCTACGCCACTCTGGGACAACACGCCTCCGGCTGTCCCGACCATCACTTCGTGGAAGCCTGAAGCGTCTTACGGTCGGATGGTCCTCCGGTTTACGACCAGCAGCTCAGACAATTACCAGTACAGAACCCAGATTCTCACAAACGGTTTCCCGTCTTACGGTGCCTGGACTTCTGTCGGAAACAGCGAATCAGTTACCTACGTTGCTGGCACTTTCGCTGACGGCCAAACTCTCAGCGGTCTCGTTGAAGTGCGGGACCAGTACAACAACACAAGCACTCTCGTTGGCGGCGACTACACGCTCAAGCCTGCGGTGCAAAACATCTTTGCTACCTCGTCTGGCAACTTCCGCCAAGGATCGTGGAATGCCTACACCGGGAACTCTCGCCCGTACCAGGGCTACTTCTCGAACCCGTCGTTCATTTACACGGGCTGCTACTTCTTCGCAACCAACGCAATTTACAATGCCATCCAAGCCACATCGTATTTGGGCGGCACAGTCACGGTCACAGGCATGACCGGTCTGGTCGCCAGAGCGTCGGGCGTCGGTAACTCGGTGCAGACGGTGTATATGGGTACGTCAGCGACGGCGAGCGCTTCGGGAACTCCGAGCGTCCAAAACATTGTGGCCTATTCCAACCTGTCAACGAGCGCCACTTACACGCCAGCGTTTAATGCTGGGGCTGTCACTGCGTTCTCGAACGGCACCGCAAAATCTGTGGGCTTCTACGTGAACAGCACCGCTTACTCGGCGTTCTACATGCCGTCCGAGAACGTGTTTGCTGGCATGGTCACCGTGAACTCGCTCGGCTAGATCCCGCTGACGATTGTTCTGATCGGTGTACCCTGGACTCATGGACATTGCATCTGAACTACGCCTCGCTGGCTTGACCGTGATCGAAGGCCGTGCGGGCATCGGTCGAACGTCTCAAGTTGCTGGTATTGACGTGCTGCCAACAAAGACCGGCGCGAGCCATGAGGGTGCCGACGACATCAACGACATCGTCGCTCCGGCTCGGGCGGTCGGGTACATCGAACGGAGCGGTCGTGTCTGGCTGCTCGCTGACGGTCCGGTCGAGGTTGGCTCCAACGCGCTGGTCTACTTGGCGCAGTACAACGGCGATCCGAACGAAGCGCAAGCCGATTCTCTCGCTGTCGTCCTGGCCGTGTTGGGGGATGCTTACGCCCTGGATGCGTCGGACGAAGATTCCGAGGCCGTAGACGGCGATATAGAGGCCAATACGGACGAACCAGAAGGAGACGAACAATGATCGCAAAGCCAACCTTGGAATCTGAGCCGGTCAGGATCGGCACGGCGTTCACCGCTGCGCTGGTCGCAACGATCAACATGCTCGGGATGGCGCTCGGCTGGTCCGGCGATTTGATCGCAGGACTGAACGTCGCTGCTGCCGGATGGGTCGGGCTGCTCGGCGTTTGGCTCCGCTCCAAAGTCACGCCTGTCGCCTCGATCCCGCCGCCCGAGTTTGCGTGAGCCTCTACTATCCGAGAGCGCACTGGGAGAACCCGGCGCAGCCTGTAACTGGTCCTGGCCCGCAGGGCGTTCGGGGCACGTGGGTTATTCATTACCCTGGCAACGATGGTTTCCATGCGCCGTTGAGCGACTACGAAATGATCGAATACTGCCGGGCCATGCAGAACGATTACGTCACCAACCGGGGCTACTCGCTGGGCTACTCGTTCGTCGTCAGTCAGTCCGGTCTGGCGTACGAGGTGAGAGGCTTCGACATCAACAACGCCGCCAACAAAGGCGACAAGTTGAAGCCCGAGATTCCGAACTTCAACGCTGTCTCGATGTCGATTCAGGTTGCCGTGTCAGGTCAGGACGCTGCGTCGCCTGCGGCTGTTGTAATGCTCAACGAGATCATCGCTCTGGAGCCGGACTGGGATGTCGTGGTTCATGCAGACGTGGACTACACATCGTGCTGTGGAACAGGCATGATCGAGCAAGTACGGTCTGGCATAATTGGTCAGAGCGTTCAGCCTGCGCCGCCTGCGCCTAGCACTGGAGACGATGCCATGATTATCCTCGACAAGCCGATCCGCATGTTGGACACCCGTGACGACATTCCGACGCCGTTGCCGTCTGGCGTGTGGCCGCAAGGGTTACCGGATGGTATTCCTGCCACTGCTTCTGCGATCTTCGTAACGGTCACCGCAACGCAGGCCGAGGCGCCTGGCTTCATCACGCTGTGGGGGTCAGGCTCGCAGCCGAACGTTTCCAACCTCAACTATTCCGCTGGCCCTCAAGCGATCGCAAACACAACGTTAACCCGTGTCGTTGGTGGACAGTTCGAGATGTTCAACGAGTCGCCAACGCACATCATTCTTGATGTCGCTGGTTACACGGTTTGACGGCTTGAGCTTGATGGGTGCCGTGAATCCTGATGACTGAAGCAATGTGGGTATTTCTCGGGGCGATGATCTCTACGATTATCAGCTCGGCGATCACGTTGTACCGTGCCCGCCTCAACGGGCCAGACAACCAGATCAACTCTCTCACCGCATCGGACAAGCTCATCGGACGCCTAGAAACTCGCATCGACAAACTCGATCAAAGAGTCGAAGCGATGGAGGCTGAGCTGGACAGGTACTACGCCCTGCACGGTCCGCTGCCGCCAGTGGACGACGACAGCCAGGCGTGATTCAGAACAGCCACTTCTTGCAGGAGTAAGGCTTGGTCCAGGGGCCGAGGCTCTCGCATGAGTGGTAAAGCATGGAGGCAGCGTGGACTGCGCCTTCGGGAGTCGCCATGTACGACCGGCTGATCCCGACGCTGTCCCATCCTGCGTCGAGCGATCCGTACCGGTTGACTTGGAGCGGCCCGTAGCTATCGTCGCGAGTTCGAGGTTTGTAGTTCCGTGCGTTCGTGCAGCGACTCTCTCGGTACATGATCGGCTGAAACAACTCGTATGGCATTCCGTACTTGGCGAGCAACGGTTTCCATGAAGCACAATCCCAGTCGGTCGGCATCGGTGTCGGTGGCGGGTTGATCTGCGTTTGAGTTCCTCTGACGGCTGGCGCGTAGCTGCCGACCGTTGCCGCCCACGTGACGGGACCGACGATGCCGTCAGGCAGAAGCCCTGACATCCGCTGGAGCTTGGTCACAATCGCAGTTGTAACTTTGCCGTACTGGCCGTCAACGTCGATGACCCAGCCGTTGTCGGCGAGGTACTGCTGAAGCTCTTTGACTTGTGAGCCACTTTCGCCATAGCTGAGCCAGACCGTTTCTTGTTCTGCGGCTTTTGCTGCGAGCGAATCGAAGACGGCGACCGTGGTGAACGTGACAACGAATACGGCGAGGACCGCTGCCCACTGTTTGCGGCTCAAGCTCCGGCCTCACCTGGAGTCGCTGTCCGGTCGTCGTGCCAAGCCGCGTGGGTTGCTGTCTGGGCGGCTGGGATTGCGACGAAACAAGTTTTACAGATCGTCGTGTCGATGCGTTCCTGGCGGCGGGTGGGGAGTGCGTTGCTTTTAATCATGTGTTTTGCTCCTGTTTGATTTCGGTTAGAACATGAGGTTGAAGATGAGGGCTGATGCGAACAAGATGGTCATCCAGATGACGGAGAACATCGTGAAGATCGCAAGGCGCTCGACGGTTTTGTTAGTTGATTCTGAAACTTGACGTTTGGTCATGATCTTCCTTTTACTCCCATTTACTCCCATTTCCATCGGTTAGTCGAGGGCGGTGCAATCTTGTTTTTGTTCCGCGATGCGGAATGTTTCCGCGATGCGGAATCTTTTGATGCCTGTTGGACGGTGAGCGTCTGCCACGGCTTGTTGGTATTTGCGGGTCGGCGACGCCAGACACCGTCCAACTTCTTGAACTGCCACGGCGACCGAGCCAATCGTTCATCGGCCATCAGAACGGTTCCTCCTCGGCGTATGAGGGATTCGCTTTCTTGGCTTGCTGCGGCGCGCTGGTCCGCTCGGTGCGGGTGACTTCGCAGGTGGCCCATCGGAGGTCTGGGCCGATGGAGTCGGCGACGACTTCCACGATGTTCCGTTTCTCTCCTTCGCGCGTTTCGTATGTCCGCTGGGAGAGCCGTCCGGTGACGATGGCCCGGTTGCCTTTGTTGAGCGACGCAGCGACGTTCTCGGCGAGGTCTGCCCAGCAGGTCACGTTGAAGAAGCTGACTTCTTCGGTCCACTCGTTGTTGACCATGTAGCGCCGGTTGACGGCCATCCCGAACGAGGTGACTGCTTTCCCGCCTGATGTGTATCTGAGGTCTGGTTCTTTGGTGACGTTCCCGACCAGGGTTACGGCTGCATCATTCGCCATTGGTGGCTCCTTCGGTTGTGTTGCGATTGTAGGTTTTGAAGTACGCCAGGGCTTCTCCGTGGCGCGACTCGGGAAGCTCGGCAAGCGTGTAGCCGAGTTCGATCTTGAAGTTCTGAGCGAACAACGCACGGTCTTCTTTCGACCAGGCGCTGATCGTCGTGCGGATCTCTATCTCTGCCTCGGTGCGGGCGTTCGGCTTGACCGCTGCCCGGTGGCCCTGCGCGCCGTCGTCGTCGTTGACGGTGAGGGCGAACAGCATGACCAGGCTGTAGCGGCGGTGATATGTGATCGCGCTGCCGACCGCTTGCGGGTCACCGGTGACTGGGAAGATCGGGCCACCGAAGTCGATGCGATCGCCGCTGACCGTGTCGATGATTGTCGTGGACATCTGCTGCCGGTCGGCTCCGTGGGGCACGACGTGCTGCGTGAACGTCAGCCCTTCTGTCGCGCACGCTGCGCTGCAAGTGGCGAGCACATCGTTGAGCGTGACGTAGCTGTACTTGAAGTCTTTGCCGAGGTCTGCCGTCTTGCTTTTCGTGACGGCTTCGGCGTGCGCGACTGCTCGCGCGAACTTTGCGTTGATTTCACTCATGGTCCTGCACTCCTTCTTCGAGCTTTACGGTGTTGCGCCACTGGCGTGATTTGTAGTCGTCGATGTTGAGGTTGAGTTCGCTTTTTGCGTTGCCCTTTGTTCCGCTGATCGAGGGGACGTACATGCTGAGGACTCGGATCGTTTCCTTTGCGATGTTGCGGCGCTCTTGGTTGATCTCTCCGGTGCCGATGTCGATGGCGACTTTGGTGGCGACGGCGTGGGCGAGGTCTTCTCGGAAGCGTGGCCCGTCAGACTTGTCTCGGAATGTTGCGGATGCGAGCGATCGGCTGCGGACAAATCGTCCAACGTTGGGGATCGTGACGGCGTCGCTCTCCATTCGTTCGTTCAGCGATTCTTCGCAAACGTCGCGGATCTGTTTTGCGACGAGGCTGAGGTGGAGGGCTGCTTGATAGCGGGCACCTACTTCGTCCAGCGTGCCGTTGTCGGCGCTGTCTGCCTGTTCGCTGAGCGCTTCGAGCGCTGCGTATAGGGCGGTGTCTAGTTCCATGTTTTGTGCTCCAGTGGTTTTCGTCGTGCCGGATGGCGTGACGTGTTGTGTAGGAGAAACAGTACACGACCTGAGTCGTGATTGCAACCTGGTCCACTTTTAATGTCGTGGTCCACTTTTAATGTCGTGGTCCACTTTTAATGTCGCACCGATAATTCTTTTGGTTGGGGGTTGTCAAGTCGATTGAGGTCGTGTATGGTTACCTCCATGACCTACGACATCAGCGACCGAGTCGAAGCACCCGAGTTCTTCGACATCCCCAATTACGATTACACCTCGGAGATCCCTCCGATCGAAGGCACAACCGATCCCCGAGCCGACTGGGTTGCGTACCTGGATGAGCTGGAGGAGTACGGCTGCGAGTGCGAGATCGACTGGAAGTGCGGCGTCTGTCGGGAGAACGGTTACCGCCATTCGCGCCTCGACGCATTCGGCTTCGGTCCCGACGCTGATCTCGCCGGAATGGAGGTGCGGTGATGGACCTCTACTTCATCGACTCATCGGGCAGCGACTACGGCTGCGACTGCCGCCGCTGCTTGAAGGGAGATCCTGGCGGGTGCCTCTCCGCCGAGGCGATCTTCTTCGACCAGCTCGCTCGGGGCATCGTCGGTCCCGACGACTACTTCATCATGAAGGACGAGAACGGGGTTCCGATGTGATCCGGCCTCTCGCCAAGTTTTCTTTCGAGAAGTTTGGTGAGGGGGTTGTCATTACCGATCCGAGTCGGCATAATGAACTCATGAGCAACACGCAAAGCAACATCGGACAGCAGCCAATGATTGTCGGGGAGCGCCACCACAACCGCACCGCCACACGGTTCGCCTGCAACCGCAACTGGAACCGTCGAGGCGACAACGTCAAATCGAAAGCCAAGAAGTAATCGCAAGATTCTTTTGGTTACGGGTTGTCAAGCCGACTCGAATCGTGTATGGTTACCTACATGAACACGAACCCAACCACCGGCCACCAGGCCAGAAACGAGAACACCATGAACGTCGCAACCACGACCGTCCGTCACGCAAGGATCGCCGAAGCCGCAAAGGCCCACGCCGACTTCCCCCAGTACCACGACGGCTACTGGAACGACTGGAGCGTCGGACGCATCAAGCGGAACCTCCGCAGCCGTGGCGCTCAGATCGCCAGCAAGGGCCAGATCGTGCTCGTCAACGAGTCGAGCCTGACCACGGCAGACCAGCCCGAGGTCGCCTCTGGAATGCGCCGAGCCGGATACATCACGGCCCAGCTCCCCGACCACTACGCCGGGAACACGGCCACCTCGATCAAGGCCACCGACATCGAGATCATCCGATGAGAACGCCGACCTCGACAGGACGACGCGGCTTTGTCACCATCGACCGAACGTGGCTAGAGCAGTCCGATTTAAGCGACGGCGCGATGCGCCTGATGCTTTGGCTCGAATCGCACTCGGACGAATACCTCGGCCGCATGAACATTTCCAGGTCTGCCGAACGGCTCGGATGGGGACGCAATCGCGTCAAACGGATGATCGCTGAACTCGAATCTCTTGGACTCATCTCGACCGAGCAGATGCCGCGCGAGTTTGGCGGCACTGTCACGAAGTTCACGCTGCACCTTGACGCCTGGACCGCTGGTCCACAACAGACCATCGCGATGGTCCACGGTGAAGCGCGAGCGGTGGTCCACGGTGGAGCACCTTCCTATGAGCATCAACAAGTTGTAGAAACCAAATCAGAGGATTCTTCAAGCAGCGCTTCGCTCGCTTGCCTCGACCTGCAAATCGTGGAGGCAGAAGTCGTTGACGAGTTTGACCGATTCTGGAGCGCTTACGGAAACCTTGCAGGAACCTCGAAACGGCTTACGCTCGGATTCTGGAAGACAGCGCTGGCTCGCGGCAACGATGCCGAGGAGATCATCGCTGGACTTCAGGCATGGGTTGCGTACTGGCGCACGCCTGGAGCAAATAAAGCGATGTACGCGCAGGGCTTTCTCAATCAGGACAAGTGGACGGTTTCTCCGCCTCCGGTCCAGATCGAAGGTTCGCAACATAGATCAGCGCCTGGTGCCGACCGGCTCAGGCTTCGGATGCAAGCAGCGAGGATGAACCAATGAGAAACCTGACCGAAACGCAAGCCGTCCAACTTTTGAGCACCCTGGTCACTGCGACGACCGGATGGAATGACGACTCTGTCGATGCGATGGTCGAGCAGATCAAACGGAAATGGTCGGACGAAGCTGCTGGTGCCGAGGCTGTCGATTCTGTTGTCGGTTCGTGGGAGCAGTCGTCTCGTCCTCCGTGGGGCGTTCTGATGAGCGCTTACCGTGGAGCGGTGCGGCGTCGGACGATGGACGCTCCTGCTCTTGGCACGTCGTCGTGGTCGTCGATCTCGGTGTCCGAGGGCCGCAAGATTGCTGCGAAGGCATACGCCCAGTCGTGCCGTCTGCGCGACCCTGAAACCGATCCGCTGATTTTGTCGGGGTTCCGCACGAGCGAGCCGGACCCGATGGTCTTTGATCGGCTGCTCGGTTTCAAGGCCGGTATTGATGGTTGATCGTTCGCTCCTGTCAATCCGACCGGGCGATCGTGTCCGTGTCGAGGCTGGCGGCTGGGGATCTCCGTGGGCGACCGTGGTGCGGACGCTTGGCTCTGAGCGCGTGACGGTCGCTCTGGAGCTGTCTGGCGCTGAGCTGACGGTGCCGCATTCGATGTTGACCGGGGCGGAGCGAAAGAAATCCTGAGAATCTTTGGATTGGGGGTTGTCATCCCGACTGGGATCTGTTATGTTGTTCTTGTTGCCGAGAACACCGGCAGCGAGCACATTGACAACTGAAGAGGTCAGGCGACCGACGAAGAACCGAAGAGACCGCCAAATGACCACACCGCTGACGGCTAACGACCACGACCAGCCCGCCTTCAAGGGCCAACCCAAAACACCGGGTTGGGATCGGAGGAATAACGAGTCTGGCGATCCCTGAACGAACGGTGTGCGATGGAGCGAGGGGTAGAGCGAGTGAAGCCGGAAGCGCCGAGCAAAATCAAAGGGGAAGCGAAGTCCGTACTCAATGCATGGGGTGTCACGGAATAGATCCTGAGAAAGTAGCTCGAATCGCCTGACCTGTTCAGTTGCCAATGTGCATCACACTTGCCGAGGAGGCACGATGAAAAGCAAGCGATACCCGATGCCGCCAGGGCGACACGACGAAGCTCTGGAAGCAGCCGAGTATCGCTGCGTTGGATTGGCGCACGGGCTACCTGCTCCGTGCTTCGGTCGTTTGGTCGTTCATCACAAACGGATGAGGGGTTCCGGTGGAACGTCTGACCCGTCGATTCACGACCTTGAGAATCTTGCCGTCCTTTGCGGCGGCGTCACTGGTCA